CGTCGGGCTAGTCGAGATCGTCGCGGAACCGGACCCCACGTTAAACGTCGGGTTATTGATCGACGAATTATTCAGCGTCGCGTTCGTCAGATTCGGACTGCGGATGAAGAGATTGCCTGCCAGATCCGTATAGATAGGCGCATTCGAATAAGCGGTGCCGCCCGCGCCGAAGACTTTGAACCAGCCGCCGTAGCTGCCGCCGGTCGCGCCCAGATTGCCGATCTCGCCGATGACATTGTTCGCGTTGTCATAAACATACAGACTGCCCGCCATGTTCACGCCGCCCACCTGGAAATTGCCGATATTGATCGTGTTCGCGTTGATATTCGCGATCTGATTCCCCTGGATGGTGCCGCTGATCTGTCCCGCGTTGATGTTCTGAATCTGGCCGCTTTGAATCAAACCCTGAATCGTAGTCACGTCAACGCTTTGGATCTGCGACGCTACCACTTTTCCCGCGATCACCGACGCATTTACCGCGCCGATCTGATTGGCCTGGATCTGGCCGGTGATCTGCCCGGCGGTGATCGTGTCGATCTGCGCGGCCAGGATCAGCCCGATGATCTGATTCGCGTTGATCGCGCCGATCCAGTAGAACGATTGCAGCGTCCCTTGCGGGTTATCGTTCTGCACAATGTTTAGCCCGTCCGGCGTGATCTGGTAGAAGTGATGGCCTTCGATCCAGTAGTAAAACGAATTAGGCGGAAAGTCGGGGCTGGGCAGAACGACGCCGCCGGTATGCACCATCTGAATCGGGCGCAGCACGTTCGCCAGTTTCGAGATGTGATCGATGATCTGATCGGCTAACTGCTGCGAAACGATCACGCCTTGAATCGTCGTCGCATTCACCGCGCCGATCTGGTTAGCGGCGATAGAACCCTGAATCGCCACGGCATTCACGGTGTGAATCTGCGTCGCCTCGATCGAGCCGACGATCGAGCCCGCATTCACGCTATAGATCTGATCCGCCGTGAGCGTGCCGAAAATCTGATTCGCGTTGATCGTCTGAATCTGATTGGCGACGATTTTGCCCTGGATGACGCCCGCATTCACCGAACCGATCGACTGCGCGCTCAGTCCGCCGGACGCGATCGAGGCATCGGTGACGCTGCCGGGCGCGGGCGGGCCGGGTGCTGCGGCCTGTTTGTTCGACGTCGCCCACAGCGTGCGCTGATTGAGCAGGCGCAGAATAGTTTCCAGATCCGGCTGCGCCGCGCCGAACTGCGCCTCGTAGCGCACCAGATCCTGGGTTTCCCATTGCAGCGTGAGCGCGCGGATCGTGTAATTGCCGTCGATGCCGATGTTGTCTTCATGGATGTGCACCTGCATCCCGCACTGCAAGCCGTCCTTCCAGATCGTGAAGTTACCCGTCTCGATCGGGTAGGCGTTCGCCAGCACGATAGACTTCGCCTTGAGCGCGGCGTCCCAGCCGGTAGCCACTTGCGTATCCACGATGCCGGTAGCATATTCGCCGTACTGCTGAATCGATACCGGGTCCGCGTAGTTCGCGAGCACCGTCGCGCCGCCGCTCTGATCCGAGCCGCCGCGTATATACGCGCGGTTCACCGGGTTGGTGAAATCGTGCTTATAGCCGTTCACCTTCACCGGAAACGTAGTCGCCAAGTCCGGCGACGTCGAGAGCCCGAAGGGCGCGGCGGGCGCGGCGCTGGCGAGCTTATAGTGCAGCCCGCCGTCGAAATCCACCCGCCAGTCGCCCATCGATAGCGTCGTCAGATCATCGAGGATCTGGCGGCATGTCTTCGTCGCCCAGTCGAACGACTGGATCTGCGGCACGATCAGCGCGATGTCGGTCAAATGGATGCGCGGGCAGAAGCGCGTGAGCAGCGCGGTGATAATGCCCTGATCACTATTCGGTAGCGTCAGCGGGAACGATATGTCCCAGCAAACGGAACGATCGAGAAACACCGCGTAATCGGATAGATCGCACTGGTAGAACAGCGAAACACCCGGCGCGTCGGTCTGCTGCATCGTCATAGCGAAGATAAAGCCGTCGAACAGTTTCGTGACACCGTCGCGCCCATCGAAGATCTGCACTTCATAGAGTTCCTTGAGCGAGAGCGAGTATTTATCGGTGTCGTAGTACGCCGAATCGTAAACCGCCGCAACCGCGTTGAGCGCCTGCCCCAGAATCGTGATCGACGCTGTCGTGATGCGCTTCGACGTGTCGTAAGCGATGCGCGTCGCCGAGAGAATGCAGGATGAAGTGACGTCCTCGCCGTTGACGATGATGATCGCGTTCATCCCTTGATCGCCACCATCTGCGACGAGAGGTTCGCGGCGATCTGATTGCCCAACTGCCGCGCTGCATCAGCCGTCGTCAGATTGCCCGCGTTGATCGTCACTTGCAATCCTTGGAAGCCGCCGGTCAGCGTATTCAGAATCGACGTGTCCAGATCGCGGATATCTTCGAGCACGCTCTTGATGTCGGGCAGATACGGCGTGATATCCCCCTGGATCAGTCGCTCGATCGAGTGCGTCGCGTCGATCATCGGGCCCGACCAGCCGATGAAGATATCACGGGAATTCTCGGTGGCTTCGACGATCTGCATCAGCGCTGCGATCGGCGGGCCGTAGGCCAGTTTCTCGTCGATCATCGTCACTTTCGCCAGGATGCCGCCGTCGGCCTGCCCGCCTAGGTAAAGCTGCGCGTATCGCGTATTGTGCTCGACCTGCCCCATGACATTCGCCATGTGCACGTTTTGGATATCACCCACGATTCCGGCGACGGCACCGACTACACCGCCGACAGCGCCCACGATGCCGGTAACGCTAGAAACTGCCGAGCCCACCGCACTGGCCGCACCTCCACCTGCGCTCGCTGCTTCACCGCCTGCCCCAGCCGCCGCGCGCGCTAGCGATTCCCCGCCGGGTAACGCGCCCGCCGCCGCGCTAGCCCCACCCGAAAAGACGCTCGATGCCAGCTTGCCAATACCCGTCAGCCCGCTCAGAATGCCGCCCAGGCCCTTGTCGCCCAGCAGATCGGCGAGCTCGTGCGCGATGAAATTCGTGATGGCGGTTTTGAGCGGATTGATGAATGCGTTCAGCGCGGCGTCCGCGATATCAGTCCACAGCTTAGTAACCAACTTTCCGAAACTAAAGTCGCCGGTTACGATCTGCTTCGTCAGATCATCGAAGACGCCGCCGACGTCGTCCTTGATCGTGTGATATGCCGTGCCCCACGCGGATTTCTGCTGCTCCAGAAACTCGTCGCGCTTGGCCTCCATCTTCGCCATGTCTTCCTTCTGCGCGGAAGATAGGCTCGTGCCCTCGGCCAGCATCGCGTCGTAAATCTTTTTATGCGCGTTGATCCACGCATTCATGTAGGTGGTGCCGTTCTCATTCGCCGACGATGCTACCTTGCCGAAATCGATGGCGGCTTGCCGAGCCATGTCGTCCATGGCTTTCTGACTGTTGACGCCGAGATCCTGGAATGCTTTCTGCGTGTCGGCGAGCGTCTGGGTTTGTAGTTGCTTCGTGGTCGAATCGAGAATGCGCGTCGCGGCATTGACCTTCTCGATATCCTGCGGCGTGTGCGTGCCGATCGAAGAGAATTGCTGCTCGACCAGCAGCGCGTTGTCCTTCGCGTGCGTCAGGTACTGCGTTATGGTGATGTCGCCATTTTGCAGTGCCTGTTTCCACGGGCCGTTCAATTCGTCTTCGTATTTCTGCACCTCGTCGGTGAGTTTCTTCGTTCCGGCGGCGAGATCTGCGGTTGACTGAAGCGAGCCGTCCGACTTCGTGCGCGCGTCGGCTAGCGCCTTCGCCATGTTGTCGATGCCGGTGACGGCGTCGGCGGTAGTATTCACGCCGAGCTTCTTCATGTCATCGGCGAACTGCTCGGCGGGAGTTTTCAGATTCTCCAGCTTGGTTTGCAGCGCGGATAATTGCGATTGCAGATTCGCGAGCGATACGCCATCGCCCAGCGCTTTCGCCTTATCGATCAGCGCTTGCGTCAGATTGATGCTGGCCTCAATCGCCTGCTTCGAGTCACCGCCCAGCTTGTTCTGAATTGTCTCGGTGAAGTTCGTCCACTTACTGATCGCGGCGTCGAGTTGTTCCGTAGTCTTTTCGCCGATCGCCTGCAGCGCGTCGGTGTACGCCTGCTGGGTGGCCTTCGCCTCGTCCTGCTTCGCTTTTTCGAGCGCCACTTCGGCGGCTGCGATCTCGGTCGACTTTTGCAACGAGCCGTCATACGCGGCGACTTTGGCATCGAGCTCCTTCTGCGCATTTGCGACCACCGCATCGTAGTACTGCTGCTGCGTGATCAGGCCGTTGTCGTAGGCATCCTTGACGTCGGTCGACATCAGCGTGACGATCGCTTGCGCCTTCGATACCACGGCATCGAACGCCTTGGTAAGTTCGCCGTTCGACGTGGTGCCGGATGTTTGCAGCAGATCGAACGCATCGACGGCCTTAGTAAGCGCGCCTTCGAGCGCCGGGATGCCCGTCGTACCCAGCGTCTTGTAGGCATCGCCCAGCGCCAGCGTATCTTCGACCATCTTGCGCGTGGCCGGGTCCGCGTCGTCCCAGACCTTGCCCATCACTTTCTGGGCTTCGGTCGCGGACGTCGAGATGCCGCCGTACATATCGCTGAACTGCTGGGCTACATCGGGCGCGATCGCGTACAGCGCGTTGTAGGTTTTCAGCAGATCGTCGTTGTACTTCTTTTCTTCTTCCGCCGCTTTCTTCGCGTCCTCGGATGCTTTCTTTGCGGCGGCACTGCGTTCCTTCGCCTGCTCGGCGGCGAGCTTATCGGCAGTAGCTTGCGCGTCGAGTTTCTGCTTCGTTGCTGCTGCCGCCTTGGCTACATCATCCTGCTTCTGTTTCTGATCAGCGAGTTCCTTGTTATGCGCCGCGATCGCCTGCTGTCCCTGCTGCCACGCCGCAGAGACTTTATTGATCTCGTTCGCGATCGGACTGGTTGCGAACATATTCTTGACCGCAGTCCACATCGCGACCTGCGAGTCAATGAATCTCTTGACAATGCCCTCAATCCAGCCGAAATTATCCTGAATCACGCCTTTCAGCGTGTTCCACTGCCACGTCCAAGCTTCGATCAACGGTTGCCAGACTGGTTTCAAATAATCGACGACTGCCTGAATTTTCCCTTTGCCCGAATCGAAGACGCCTACCCAGAAATCCCAGATAGTCTTGATGTCGTTCCAGATGCCTTCCCACTCGGCCTTGATGTCGTCCCATAGCACCAGGAATACGGCCTTGATCGCGGGCCACTCGTCGTATACCCACTTACCGATGAGTGCGAGCGCCGCGACCGCAGCGCCGACAGCGAGCGTGATCGGATTGAAATCGAGCAGCGCCATTGCCGCGCCGATCGCGGTCAGCGCCCCGGCTACGGCTACCATCGTGGTGATAGCCAGTGCTGCGTCGCCGATGAATTCTTTCCACTGAGGCGATAGATTCTTAATCCAGTTCGCCAGGGCTTCGACGGCGTTACTAACCGCTGTGATGATAGGTGCGAGATCCTGAAGTGTCGCGTTGATGCTCTCGCCGATAGCCGCTTTCAGATCCGCGATCGGCTGCTTTAGCTGAGCGAGAGCGCCAATCCAGGACCCCGTCGCGCGCGCCGCCGCTCCGCCGTACTGCTGTTCCAAGAACTCGCTGACGGCCTGAATCACTTCCTGCGAACTGATCATCTTTTTGTTGACCAGTTCCATCGCCGTCGGTACATCCGTGCCTATATGCTGCGCTAGCGCAACCCACGCATCGACACCTTCCTGGCCCAGCGCCTTCATATCGCGCGTCGTAGCAACGATGTGCGTCGACATGTTCGCCAGCGTGGCGGATACTTCGTTGATGAAACCCGGTCCGGCCTTCATTGCTGCTGCTGCGTCGGCCAACGCCTGCATAGCGGTCGCAGTATCAGTCGCCGAGACGCCCAGCTTCAGCATTTGTTGCGCATCCGGCCCGAGCACATCTTCGAGCGAGAACGTCGAATGCAGACTCAGATCGTGTAGCTGTTCTAGTACCTGCTCGGCTTCTTCCGCCGTGCCGGTAAACGTCTTGAATGATGCCTCCAGCTTGCCGATAGCAACCGCCGCATCAGTAGCTTCAGTGATGAAATGCTTAATGCCCTCTAGCTCTGCCAGTCCGGCGGCGGCTTGACTGATCGCGTCGAAGCCTTTCGATATCGAGGTGAGTTGTTCGGTGGCGGACTGCACCTGCGTCTGAATGCCGCTGACCATGTCTTTCAGCGCACTCAGAAACTCGGTGTTGTCGAGGGTTGCTCTCGCTCTCAGTTCGCCCGCATCAGCGGCCATATCTTACTCCCCCCGCGTGCCACGCGCGAGCGAACGCGTCGAAGCGATCGATCACGCCGTCGTCCTCGCCGGGCGCATACTTCGAGGGCGGACGCTCGCCGGGTAGCGCGTACCGGCCCCCTGGCGGCACAGGCGCGACGAGCACGGCGGGACGGCCACGCTGCGGCGGCGCAGCTACGGGCGCAGATTCCGTGTCCATCGCCAGGCGCGCGCGGCGGCGCAGCATGAAATGCATGGGTTCCATGAATTCGGTGTCTTTGCCGCGATTCGTGTTGAAGACTGCCCACGGCGCGAGCGCGGCGTAATATTCGAGCAGATCTTGATGTTCGAGGTCGCGCGCGGCAAGCGCGTTATATTCCTCGAAGGTGAGGTTCCAGAGATCTAATTCCGATAGCCGGAAGTCGTATCGGCCAACGGCCCAGATGGTGAGCCAGTCGGCGTGTCCGTTGGCCGTTCGGCGTTTGGGAGGTTCGCCAGGATCTTGTCCATGTCGGGCGCGCGGCCAGTGATCGCGTAGGCGAGCGCAGGCGCGAGGTTTTCGAGCAGCATCGACGAGTCGACGTTATCGTCGATCCAGTCGCGCGTAATCTCGGGATGCTTGGTTTTGATGCCGTAATAAAGCACGGTGCCCAGCATCACCGGATTCCGCAGCGCGTCGCCAAGGCCCTCGCCGCGCAGCACCGGGATGTGCTCCTTCTCGTCGAGCTCTTTGAGCACGCGCAGCGTGAACCGCAGTTCGAGTTGCTGCCCGGCGACGTCGATCGTGCATGCCTTGCCCGGTTCGGGTTTGATGAATTTCATGAGTTACCCCAACTGATCGACCGTGATCGTCAGATTCAAGCCGCTGATGGTCACCGTGCCGGTGCGCGGTACGCCGGTATTCGGATTCGCATCCACCTTGATCTTCACGGATTGATCGCCGGTCTGCGGGAACGTCGTCGGGAGAGTGACGTGAAGCCAAGTATCGCTAGGTATCGCACTCCAGGGCGTCGCCAGCCCGCCCGCTGTGATCTGAGTCGACAGATCAGTCGGGCTACCCGTGGCTGCTACCGCAGTAAACGATGCAGGGTTCGCTGCGATCGCGGAGGCGACATCAGTCGGCAGCGATGTGATACGGATCGCGACGTTACGCGTCATCACGCCAGCGACTTTCGAATCCTCGGCGAGAGATTTCACGAAGCCGTAAAACTGGCGCGTGCGGTGCGTCGCGTTCGGGTTGATCAATTGCCACTTCGTGACTATGCGGTTGAAAAAGAGATATTCCAGACCGTACGCCGAGTTAATGTTTTGCGTCGGATCTGCCGGGTCCCAATAGCACGGGAACGATAGATCGCCCAGATCGATCAGCCCCGGAATTGTCTGCTTGATCGGCACGCCGGTGGAATGCGAAGTGACATCGACCTCGCCCATACTGTTCGCCGGTCCTGTGAGATCACCCATGCCTGCGATCGTCGTAAACGCTTCGGGCGAG